AATATGAGGCTAAGTATCTTAACCATTACGAGTGCTATGAATGTGGTTATGAGTGGGAAGATGCTTATAACTGTTCAGTTGATGATGAGTGTCCTGATTGTGGAGTCAGTAGCGTTTCTCCACATACGACAGAAGATCACCCTGACTATGACCCACAAGAAGTTTATGTAGTACTTGATATGTTTGATGGCGTTATTTGTGATGTAGAAGTTTATAAAAACAACCCTGACCCATTTAATCAGTTTAAGTATGACAAAGAAGAAGATAATGGTAAGAGAGTTTTTACCGTTGATGTTAATGAACAAGAATTAGAAGGAGATCAATAATGGAAGGTAAATTAAAGATCGTCCAGGACGTTGTATTTTACACAACGATAGGAATATTCTTTACCGTACTATTACTATCAATAGCTATCTTCTTCTTGCCCTACTATGTAGGGCGAGAGGTTTGGTATCGTTGGGAAGTTTGGTACATGAATAGATAGGAGACAGATTATGAATAAACAATATACAGAAGTTACAGTCAATATAACTGTAGATTTTACAGGTTGGGGAAAGAATTGTTCTATAGAGGAAGCAGAGAAACTTGCTATAAAAAGTCTTACAGACGATATAGAAGGTCATTTGGTAATAAATGTAGATACAGAAAGTTTAGGTAGTGAAATTAAGGAAAAAGATTATGAATAAAAAATTTGAAACAACACTAGAAAGACACAACATACCTAAAGATATAGAGGTTGTTGATCAGCCGTATAGTGTATTTTGTATATGTTATGAAACATTTAAAGAATTCTTTGTAGAAGAAGGATATGAAACAAAAGAAAAATGGGAACTATACCTAAGAGATTTTTCAGGTTGCGACCAAGATTGGATTGAAGAGATAGCAACATATTATGATCTTAATTGGGCTTATTGCGACCCTGATGAAGACAGATGTAAGGGTAACGATTATTTTGTATTATATGAATAAAGGAGACAGATAATGGCTAAACAATATGATATAGCGTTATGGGATATACGATTCTATAAAATAGATGAAGAAGGTAACGAACTACAAAACCTTGACGGAACAGTAAAACTATTTGAATTAAAACAAGATGCTGACTGTTCATTTATTGCAGAAGTTACTTCAGAAGATGATATAGAGGAAATAAACAATGAATCTTAAAGAACTAGACAAAGTATGGCGAGAGAACTGCCCTGATGAATCTAACGGCTTAGTTAGTAAACGTAGAATACCTAAGAAGTGGGCAATCATGCTTAATAAACATAAAAGAAAAAAAGAGCAGGAGGGCGCTTAGTTGCTTAATAACCGTATTGTCGCTATCATGTCGGAGTGGTGCTTGTTAGATTTGATTCCAAATCTTCTCTACTCTCCTAAAAGTATGTGTCTTACGAGTACCACACCTTAATGGGTACTTTGTTTTGGATAGCCCTATTCCTATACTTTCTTATCTTTGTCCTAGATAGACCTAATCAGAAATAACCCCTTTCTCCTCATCCTGAGGGCTTGCCGTCTGTAAGTCCTCTTCTTCCTTTTCCTCTAAAATATCCGCTTCATCTACCAGCTCACCTGGATCTACTGGAGCTGGGAGATCTACTGGATCTATAGCCGTAATACTCCCCATCAACTGTTCCAGGCGTTTCTCAACCTCCTCCCGACTCATTTGATCTATCTTCCCGAACATAACCTCTTTCCTATCGACAACCAGGCCCCCGACTTTAAGTAAGCTGTTCTGGGCCGATATTGCCGCATTAAAGGATCCGGCCTCCAAAGCCTTGTCCCGAATATCATATAGATCTTGAACAGCCCGATCATAATTCAATTCATACTTCTTCTTAGCCTCATTCATCAAGTAGTTATATTCCTTACGAATAGTGGGATGATTCATGAGTTTATTAGCAGACTGTCTAGCATCTTTGTACCCAGCCTTGTGAGCGCACTCTACGAGAGTAAGCCGAGGATTATTAACGGCTTGCCATATAAAGTTTCGTTGTCTGCGATTAAGGGAGTTGTCTAGGTTAGCGTATTCAATGGGAGCTTCATCTTCTGGAGCAAGAATGGGTTCATATTCAAGTTTGTTTTTTCTATATCCCATATGGTTTTAGCAGTTTAGAGTCAAAGTAGTTATATATACCTACCCCCACATTACCCTAAAGTGTATGGAGAGGATACCTTACTACAATTTATCTAGTCAAGATATTTGTAATATTTTTATACTGTATTCTCTATTTTCCTGTGACAAAAATGAAAAAAATAAAATAATCCTGAAACCCGCTTACTTATAGGGTTTTTTAACGTCATACATTTATGACAATAATAGGACAATAATGTTTTAGTCATCATCTGGACCCGATTTTGGTGTTAAAGACTCAAATAATGCGTAGTTACTAAACGTGCTTTTATGCCTATCTACCTCAATATATTGATCTAGGATCTCATCTACTAGACCAAGAACTTGCTCATCATCATCAGTTATCTTCTGTATCTTCCAAATACAATAGCTCAATGATGTTAAAACAACCGTGAGTTTATCTTCACCCCTCAGGGTGTAGCTGGTAAATAACTTATCTAATCTTTCAACTGCCTCTTGCAAGGTAGGTTTAGTAAGTCTGTTTTGTATTGGCACTACTTTTAATGTCATGTATTAACTATACCTTATTCAGGCCCCGAACCTCTACATATTCATCTAGGATCTTTTTAGTCTTGCCGTACATTTCATGCATGATCATAGAGTAACTATCTGCCTGGATAGACGTTTGATTGTCTGCCGCGTTAGATTCATGCTCAATACAATAGTCTAAACGGTCATTCAGTTCCTTTATTAGCTTAATGACTTCATCATGTCTGCATATAGGACACCCGAAACCTTTTAAATGCTCGAAAGGTGTTGCTAAAAAATCACCATGATCAGGACAGCCTATTGTTGTGTCCTCATCCATTATTACATATTCTTCTTCTCTTCTCATTTGTAACCTCCTAAATTACTAAGTGTAGACATTATAGACATTTTATCCTAAAATGCAATTTAGATACATTATCAATTAATACTTTAGGAGAGTACTATGGATATAAGAAAAGAACTGGATGCTATTATTGAGACATCCACCAATAATCTACATAATCATGTAGAGCAAGAGCTTACAAGGGATAAACTAAATTACACCTTGTTCAACCTACAAACTACGGTATCAGAGCTAACACAATGTGTTAAGGAAATTACTGATGCACTTGATAAACTAGAGGAGGCATCATGAAGTTTAAAAAATCTAGATTAGAGCGCACTTGTAGTAATTGTGATAAAACAATTAATAAAGGTGATCTTTATGGACAAAAAACCAAAAGCATACCTGTAGAACAAACTTGTTGGAGTATAGATTCTAGACCTAAAGAAGAGATACCTGATTGGGCTTGGGAGACTGTATATTTTAAAGAGGCCTTTGATTGGTGTGAACCATGTGGCCAACAAAAGGAGGCATCATGAATAAATTACCAGAGATATTAGAAAAAGAAGAGCATGTAGTATTGGGAGACGCAGTATATTTTCCAGATATGGAACATAACTTCTATCACCAAGTACCAGGAGTATCATCATCAAACATAAGAAGGTTTGGACAAAGCCAGCTTCATGCTTTTGAGGAGGTCCAAGAGACAACTCCAGCTATGAAGTTTGGAACCGCAAGTCATTCACTTATTGTTGAAGGAGAAGAAGCCTTTGTTAATGATGTAGTTTGCTTAACTGGATCTCCATACACCAATGCTAATAAAGAACTAAAGAAAGAGTATGAAGATAGAGGATTAACCGTTATTACTTCTAAAGATAAAGAAACCATATACGGCATGAAGGAGGCCTTGATACCGGAAGGAGTCAAACATCTATCAGCAGTTAAAGGTGAATACCCAGAAGTATTTAACTCTCCGTTTGAAAGAGCAATCTTTTGGTGGGAGAAAGATCTATTACTGAAAGTTAAATCAGATGTGCTTAGATACCCCTTAGATCTATCTAGCGATCCTAAATCTATAATCCTGGTTGATTATAAGACTACTACCGATTGTTCTGTTAGAGGCTTTACATCATCTATTAGAAAGTATCAGTACGATCTACAAGCCGCTTGGTATAAACGTGGTTATGAAAGAGCTGGGTTTAACGTAGTGGACTTTATCTTTGTAGCACAAGAAAAGAAGAAACCGTTTGCAAGTAAGATATTTAAAATGAGTCATGATGATATGACTGCTGGGTGGTTAAAGCTTGAGCATTTGCTGGGAGAATACAACGCAGTATTAAACGGCAAGGAAGCCACCATATACAACTCACCTAGTATTGTTAATGTGGATCTAAAAGGTTGGGGGGAAGATTAATGAATATACCAAATGAAGTGTTAGAGGGTGATGCTAAATCATGCCATTTATATATGACCTGTAAAAAACCTAAACATATGACGTATGAAGAAGGTCAATTACTTTACCTATTAATAACATTTCCAAAAATAATTGAGAAAGAATACTTTGGTAAAGTTGGTATGG